TCGGCGGCTTTGGTTTTGATACGGGTTGCCATTTCAGTTTCCTTCTTCGGTTGGTAAATCTTTGGTTGGGATGGGTACACGCTTGCGGATGGCCGCAATCTGCTCACGGATCGCGGCGGGCATGGGAGCGGCGCGCTTGGCATCTGAGTCCAGCTTGGCCAGCGTCGGATCGCGTCCGCCATAGACCTGATCCAGTGCCGCGCCGATGGCCATGGGCTGGCCTTTGACCGTCACGGTGTCGGCCACGCGGTGCTGTCGGCCAGCCTCAGTCTCGCGCTCTTGCTGGGCTTCCACCTTGTCGGCCATGCGCATGAGCGTGGCGTACAGGTAGCCGTTGCCTTCCAGGGGCAAGTTCAGCGCGCCCTTTTCATGGGCATCAAACACGGCCTGAAACGCGGCCTTCCAGCCATCCATGCCAATGGCCCATATGCGGCCGTTGCGCTCAATGGCGGTGCGTTGAATGTCGGGCACCAGTTCGGCCAGCACCTTGGCGCACTTGTCCATTCGCAGCTTCTGCTTGAGGGGCTTGTGCAGGCGCAGGTAGCGCACGACCAAGGCACCCAGCGGCAGGCTGGCCAGGATGACGCTGGCGATCAGACGGCGCACCTGGTCGTCGTCAATCATGCGCATCATCAAAGCGTCAAAACTTTCCTCTGCACCACAGCTCTGGCAGGTATTCACAAAGACGTCGGTGCTCATGGATACGGTCTCATCAAGTAGTCAACGACCATGCGCAGGGCTTTGGAGGCGCTTCGCGTCCATACCGCAGGCACGCTAGTCCGCCGGTACGGGCCGTCGATCACGCCGGGTGCCAGGAACATGGCGCGCGGTTCGCAGTCGTGGCAGGCAGGTGTGCGGCTTTGGCACACGCCCAGCTCCATGCATGAACGCGGACGGCGCACCGGTGCTGGAATTGGTGTCTGTGCGGCGGTGCTCATGTGCCAGCCCTCCGGCTCCAGGCAGGCACCACCTTGGCACTCACGCGCTTGGCCTGGGGGAACGATTCAATGGCGTGCGAGGTGGCCTCAAAGCCATCCGCATAAATGCCCTCATGCTCGCCCACACTGCCATCGGGCATGACAATGGTCACCTTGTAGCGCCGCGCATTGGGGGAACGCAATGTGCTCGCATTGGCGCTGTTGGGGATAGCTGATGCCAGTGCTTGCGCCATCATTTGTCCCCCTCGTAACGCGGCTTGGCCATGAACAGCACCTTGGATGCGATGGACTCAATCAGGGCGCGGGACATGTTTTTGCCTGTGCCGTAGTCCTTCATGGCTGGGATCAGGTTCTCATTGAGCACGCGTGCGCTGCCGTCGCTGTAGGCCCACAGGGTTTCCAGCACTTCGTGCGTCAGCTCACCGAACTCGGCCAGGGCGGCGCGGGCCATGTCGTCAGCGTCGTCGCGGCTGATGCGTTGGATGGTTTCTGGCCACATGCCCACGCGGCTGCGTATCTGGTCAAACTGGCCATGCTGCGGCTTGATCAGGTTGGTCAGTTTCTCGGTGCCCACCAGCACAATGCCCACCTGGGCCATATCACGCAGGCGGCGCAAGTGCTCCAGGGCGCTGCTGCTCATCTTCTCGGCCTCATCCGCAATCACCAGGTAGTTGGTGCCCTTGAGCACGCGCACCAGTTCGCGGAACTTGCGGTCCAATCCGCTGGGGATGGCATTGTTCAAACGCGTCAGCAGCTCGGTCATCAGCACGCCTGGCGTCATGTTGGGGCTGACCTCGACCAGCAAGGTCATGGGGTGTGTTTGCGCGTACTCGATACAAAACCGACTCTTGCCCACGCCCACGTAGCCGGTCACCACACCGAAGTTCTGGTGCTTGCGGGTGCGGTCCATCACCACGCCCATCAGGCCGTGCACGCTGCCCCGCACATAACCTGGCGTGCCGTCCTTCAGGCGCTCGCCTTCTACCTCCAGCACCGACAGCATCTGATTGAGCTGGCGGGTGGGGCTGCTGACGTATTTGGCACTCAAAATCTGGCTGAGCGTGCCGGATGGGATGCTGGCTTTCTTGCTCAGCCAGGCGCGGCTCTTCTTGTTTTCTTCCAGCCACTTGCACACAGCCTCCACTTTGGACCGATCCTGGTCTGTGTAGATGCTGGCTGCTGCGGTCATGCCAGGTAGTGCGTTTGGGGTTCTATGGGCGGGGGTGCTCATTTGTCATTCCTCCAGGTCAAAAGGTCGATGTCAATCACGTCATTGCCCTTGGGTGTGGGCAAGGCGGGTACGGTGCGCAGCTCTTCGATGGCTGCAAATTGGTCGGTGGCTTCCACCGGGTCGTCGCGGCGGCGGGTGGCTTCGTCCACCTTGCGCTGCAGGCGCTTGAGCTGGCCTGCCAGGCGGCGGTCGCGGCCTTCTTCCAGGCGGCTGGTGGGCAGCACGCCAATCTTGTTGACCAGCTTGGCCTCCACGATGAAGCGGCCCTTTTTGTCGAAGCACCACACGCGGTTGTCGTGGTGCAGGTCGTACTCCACGTCCAGCTTCTGCGCATCGAACAAGGCCAAGGCCTCGGCGTAATAGAAGCGGTTGTGCAGGCGTACCGTTTGGCGGCTGACCGTGCACTCTTCGCGGGGGCGGGCAATGGCATCCATGCTCAGCTCCACCGGCACCGGGCGCAGTTCGTTCCATACCTGGTTGGGCGTGCGCCCGTCCAGCTTGTCCTGTGGCTGGTTGTGGTAGTGCTCCAGCCATGCGGTGAAGCTGTCCACGTAGGACTTGAGGCTGGGCAATTCGCGGCGGCCCATGGCCAGATCGGCGCTCAGGCGGCGGTTCACCTCGGGAGCCATGTCGTCGCCGCAGTACACATTGCCGCCCGCATAGAACTTGTCGTGCTTGTCACGCACCGTGCGGAAGAAGCGCTCAATCCAGCCCTTACCGTGCGGGTTGCCAGGCAGCGCGCCGATCACACCGATGTCAAAGCGGGCATAGAAGCCGGTGCTCTCATCGGACAACAGGCGGGCGCGGTAGCCAGGGCCTCGGTCAACGTACACCCAGGCGGGCACATGATTGAACAGGCGCATGGCGTGGCTCAGCGCGAACATCGTGGACACCGTGCTTTCACTTTCAGAAAGCCACCAGCCCGTGATGTAGCTGCTCTTGATGTCGATGAACACCGTCAGCTCGGGCCGGTAAGGCTTGCCGGTGTTGGGGTGCGCCACGTAGCAGTCAGCCGTGTGGCCGTCACCTGCGTAAATCTCGCCCACCAGCACTTCATCCAGACTGCGGCGCTGGAACTTCTGCCGAGTCAATTGGTGCAGATGCTTGCCGATACGGGCAGGACTGAACTTGCCCAGGGTGGCGGGCAGCGCCTTCAGGTAGCGTTTCACCCGGCTCTCTGAAACGTCTTCAAAGCCCTCTTGAATCAGTCGTGAAGTCACGTCTGCAAAGCCGGGCTTGCCTGGCAGGTTGTATAGGGTTACGGCACGCTCTTCCCACCCGTAGGCTTGGCGCACACGGCCGGTGTGCTTGGGCAGCAAGGCGTTCTTGCCATCCTTCATGAAGCCGCTCAGCCAGCGCTTGATGGTGGGCACGCTCATCACGTCCACGACCGCATCACCGGCCAGCATGCTGACCAGGTGCTTGGTGCGCAGATCAGCCGTGCCCGCATCCAGCTGGGACTTGAGCAGCGCCGCCGCATGGTTGATGCTGGCACCGCCATTGACCAGGTCAACCAGCGGACCGATCAGCGACTCGCGCAGGCCCGCCACCCGGCGCGCTTCGTCACTTGCGCATTCCCAGGGGTCCGGGTTCAGCGCCGCAGGAAGATCACTCATCTGGCGGATGTCTTTGGTTAATTTGAGTAGTGCGCCCATAGGTCACCTAAAGGGGGTGGGGTGTCCGATGGGGCTCAGGCCTTGGGAGCGTCCGGCGCCTTGGCGGGACGGCCCTTGCCACGCGGCTTGGCTTGTGCGCGCTCATGCTCACGCAGGGCAGCTTCGTGCTGATGCACCGCTGTCAGGCGGGACCACTCTTCGGCAACCGACTTGATTTCGCTGGCATCCAAAAAGCTCAACGTGTCGGGCTGGCTGCGCAGGCGTTTGGCGTTGTCACCCATGGCCTCGGCAAAGCTCTTGATGCTTCCGTCCACCAGCTCACGCACCGCCAGTAAGCCAGAGAGACCCAAGCGCAGGGTGGGCTCAACCCACTCGGCAGCATCGGCGTGGGATACCAGGCCAACCACTTCCACACCAATCGGGTGCAGGGAGGTCACCGCCAGTTCGGCCTTCTTGATCAATGCAGCCAGCTCGGCCCGCACATCGGCCACCACCAGCGGCACCACCATGTCTTCTTCATCGCGGGCAGCGCGGCGCACCTTCTTTTCCATGGCCTTCAGGTCGTTTTGCGCCTTATCACGCTGGGTTCCCAAATCAGTGTTGTGGGCAGCAAGGTCTTCGACCTCTTGCTTGAGCACAGCCTTTTCCCTTGTGTGCTTTGCAATAACTGTTTCGGCAAAGTCAAGCAGAGCGTCTTTATCTCCGGTCGTTGCGATTTCTAGCAACGCCTTGTGTTCATCATCTGGCAGCCGACGGAACTGGCGCAGTTCGCGGTATCCGATGCCAATGCTGTTTAGCTGGTTAAGAGCGTCTTCTCCGAAAGCGTTCAGATTGAGAAGGTCTTCATCAATCTTAGAAACGCTCACCCCGAGCGCAGAACAAAACCCCGCCCAAGTGCCGACGTCGGCAATTTCTCTTCCAGAAGAATCAATCGCTTTCTGCCCTGCCACACAGCGGTAGAGCTTGTTTTCCTTGATTTGCTTCAACTTGCCCAAACTCACGACGTCGGTGAATTTGGAGATTGCGCGGCTCATCTGTATCTGGCCCAGCATCTGGTTCACAACATCGCGACCAGCATCACCACTTTCGCCGACAACCATTACTTCATTCTTTTTTGCCATCATTCATCCTTTTGATTGGTGCTTGGTTTTTGCAATTACCAATTGCGTCTGTGCCTTCGCGTTCTCAACGCGCAAATACAAAAGAGCCGCCTGCCCCATCCCTTTGGCTAAATCAGCCGCTTGCTGGGTGGCCGCTTCTGCGTTGAATTGACTGGGTTTGATGCTTAGCTTTTCGCAAATAAAGGCAACCACCTCTGCGCCTAGCTCTTGCCAGTCATTCGAAAATCCGGCGTCTTTGCTCATGTCGCACCCCGGTTGGTTTCTTTCACCAGCGGCTTCATCACTACTTTGGTGGGGACAAAGTGCTTGCTTCCCAATGGCAGCTTGGTCGCCATGTCGGCAAGCACGTTGAGTTGCTGCGCCATCTGGCGTAGCTCGCCGGGGCGAATCTCCAGTCCGTTGAAAGGCTGGCCATCCAGCACCACCAGCGGCTGACCATGGCGGTCTTTGGTCAGAGTGGCGGCGATGATCACGCTGCAATCCGTCCGTCCCACACGCCCATCGTCCGGCCACGTTTATTGGCGGGAGCGTCGTAAACGGGCCGACCCGTGATCTTTTGCAGCTCAGCCTCCACGCGGGCGCTGCGTACCTTTTTATTCACCACTTGAGCGATGTGCCCCGTGGTCATACCGAGATAGCGGGCAATCGCGGCTTGATTTGTTCCCGCTTTCTCTATCGCTGCTTTAATATCTGCTGGCTCCATGTTCTTGCCCTTTCCTATTAAGTTTTGAACATGGGTAAAACTATAACGCACAAACGAGTGCTTTGCAAACAAAAGGCGAACAAATGAGTATTTCTTTTTCAGAGCGACTGCGGGCTCTCCGTCAAGAAAAGATGCAGAGCCAAGAAGGTATGGGCGCGTTGGGGGGGGTGAGCAAGCGCGGCCAGCAAAACTACGAGGCCGGGGAGCGACTCCCGGATATTTCGTATTTGCAAAATTTGGCTGGTAACTTCAAGCAGCTCAAATCGCCCATTGACCTGACCTATTTGGTCACAGGCGAGACCTCCGAAGCCACCGAACTTTCAGAGGATGAGCGGACTCTGATTGAGGCTTACCGCAAAGCCTCCAAAGCCAGCCAAGAGTTCATCCGTCAGGCCGCATTCATGGCCTGCAGCATCACCGAGCAAACACCAACTTCTGAAGTGCCAGAAATCGACCTGGTGGCCGACTACAAACCGAATAAGACTAAGCCCGCGACGAAGCCTCGCGCAAAGAAGGGCTGATCATGTGGTGGTTACTGCTCGGCCTGGTGGGTGTCTACTGGACCCTTCGCCAGCTCAAGCGTGGCAAATTGGAGCATCGCGCTTTCAATCCTGCGGACCAGGCGGAGGCGCGTGTTGCCGAGACGATTAAAAAGCAAATGCAGACCGGCAACTTCTCTATGGCATCCGCCATTAAGGCCGTGGAAGAAGACAAGTTTCAGCAGCAGTTTTCAGAGGTGGCAATGCTCATTGCCAGCGCGAACGGTTACCCGGCTTCCAAATTGGCGATGAAGGAGGTTCTAGACCGCTACCCGGCATTCGCCGAATCCGCCAGGCACTTGCAAATCATTGGTGAAAGCCTCGACATCATCGAAAAAACCAAGGTCTTAAAAACCTTGGAGAGTCGGGCCGAAGTTGTTCGTACCAACCAGGCTGCAATGTTTGATGCGCTTCCGTTTCCAATTGATGCAGATACTCGGGCCACACAAGAGGAACGCATTGATCAAATCGTGCAAGAGGCGATTGCCAATTTACCTCCACCAAAGCCTAGGCGCAAAAAGGCTAGCCCTTAACGCGCATAAAGGAGACCATCTCCTCTATGTTGTCGTTCATCTGTTTGCAGGTCAGCCGCGTTCTGAATTGCTGAATCGTTTCTCTGCGCCCTATCGACACCTTCAGTACTCTTGCAATGCGTACCAGCAGCCTAGGCGAGCAATTTACAGCGGTATTTCGCGCGCGCGCACATACTTTTTCAAACATCGCCACACTCCAAAAATTGGTAAGACACGCATTGCACCACCCGAAACAAATGACCTCACGGTGAAACACTTCACCATGACCTAGCCGCCCTAAATCCAGACACTGAGGACTACTTTTTTGTAGTCCTTTTTTTCTTTGTCTGGAGGCGGTTATGTTCACTTTCCCTCGAATGGTTTTGTGCCTGGTATTGACCCTGGCACTCATGGCTTTGTCCCTGGCCCTTCAGGCGTACCAGCCGGGCACACTGGTAGCGGTCACAGCCTACAAAGCACACCTGATGGCGCTGGGCGGATGGGGTGGCTACTGGCTGGACCGGGCATTATTTCCTTATGACCGGCCGCACACGTACCTTCTTGGAGCGGAAACCGTTGAAGCTTGCGAGGTAGAGCAGCCAGAGCTGGTTGAAGGCGTATTTGTAGGCGCTGCCAACTTCGGGGCCTCCATGATGCGCCGCGCCATCATTGTTGCTGCCTGCTTGCTATGCGTGGGATTGGGTGCCTGAGATGGGCTACCTGACGCTCAGTCAGAAGCGCTGGAAGGCATACACGCGCGAGCGCGCTGCTGCACGCTCACGGGCCAGTGGCTGGGTGCAACGCATGCATATGCGCCGCCTTGCTATCTGGATGCTGGCATTCCTGGCCATGCAGTTGATTGCCCTTACAGTGGTATCGCTTGTTTGCATGGCACAGGCCCAGCCCATACCCCGCGAGGCGGCGCGCTACCAACTCACGCTCAAACGCGAAGCCCAATTCGCTTGGGGCCTGCAAGCCCCTGTAGCCACCTTTGCCGCACAGGTGCACCAGGAGAGCCGCTGGCGGCTGGATGCCCGCTCACCCGTGGGTGCCGTTGGCTTGGCGCAGTTCATGCCCTCCACGTCCAACTGGATCGGCGGCCTGTACCCCGGCTTGAATGAGCGTTCGCCCACCAATCCCACCTGGTCACTGCGCGCCCTGGTCACCTATGACAAGTGGCTGGCAGACCGCATCCAGGCAGACGACGAATGCCAGGACATGGCTTTTGCACTGAGCGCCTACAACGGCGGCCTGGGCTGGGTCTACAAGCGCCAGAAGCTCAGTCAGCAACCGGGGCTCTGCCTCGGCAGCACTTGCACTATCAATCCTGGCATCACGCCTGCATCCCAACGTGAAAACCAGCACTACCCGGAAGTGATCCTGCTCAAGTACGAGCCGCTTTACCTCACCTGGGGAAATGGAGCATGCCAATGACCACATGGTTTGAACGCTGGGGGCTCACCTTGCTCGCTCTGGTGGCTGCGGCCACAGGTGCCGCTTTGTCCGCCTTGGTGCTTGTTCCGCACTACCAGGAGCGCATCGCCACGATGGAGCGCGACCAGGCGCGAGCCATTGCGACAGCACGCCAAGCCGACATTGATGCCCTCAAGACAGCCAATGCCCATGGCAATGAACTCACGGCCCGCCTGCAGCTTGCCGAATCCACGCTCACCCACAAAGACCAGGAGCTAAAAAATGCAATTGCTTCAAAGACTACCGGCCGCGCTTGCCTGTCTGGCGATGTTGTCCGGCTGCTCAACCAGCCTGCTGCAGAGGACCGAACCGCCCATCTGCCCGCGCCCACCCCAAGCCCTGTTGCAGCGGATGGACCCGCTGCCACCGATACCGCTTACGCAAGCGACCGAGACATTGCTCAGTGGTCCGCCAACGACCACTCCCAGTACGACATCTGCCGCGCCCGGCTCAACCCCCTCATTGACTGGTAGTACATGGACGAAAAGTTTCACGAACAAGCCAGCCAGTTGGAACTGGATCGCCGCGCTGATGCCCTGGCGCAAGTGCGTCGGACATTGAGCGCCCAAGGGCAAGCCCATTGCGAGGACTGCGAAGAGCGCATCCCTGCCAAGCGGCGTAAAGCCTTTCCCAGTGCGATCCGCTGCATTGCATGCCAACAGATTTTTGAGAGGATTTATAAAAAATGAGCGCTCCTGATAACAACACCACGGTGCTGGTGGAACTGGGTCAAGTCAAAGGCCAACTATCGGCACTGACCGACCTTATCCGCCAGAACCACACCGCCACACAAACCCGCATTGAAGACCTTTCAAAGTCCGTTGGTGTGCGCTTTGATGGCATTGAAAAGCGCCTTGCCACATTGGAGCAAAACGAACGCGGAACGGCCATGCGTGCAGCCGGTACCGGCGCACTGTCTGGCGCTATCGTTGCGGCTGGCATTGCCGCCATGAAGTACCTAGGCCACTGAGCAATGGCCTACGACCGCTCCACCCGTAACAAGGTGCGCGCCAAGTACGTGCAAGGCTTGCCCCTGGCCACGGCGGCCGAGGCGTGCAAGGTGCCGTACAACACCGCCCGCAACTGGAAGCGCCAGGACGCGGAGGAAGGCAACGACTGGGACATCACCCGCAATGCGCGCCGCATGACCAAGAGCGGCATTGAGGAGATGGCCAACGAAGTGCTGGGCAGCTTGGCCGAGCAGTTTCTGGCAACCCTGGATGAGGTCAAGAAAGACCCTAAGATGCCCGCCGCCCAGCGGGCCGACATCATGGTCCGCTTGATGGATGGGTACAACAAAGCCATCGGTGCGGCCAGCCGCGCCATGCCCAACGCCAATCGTCTGGCTGTGGCGATGGACGTACTCAAGTTCCTGTCAGTCTTTATTGCCGGACGCTACCCCAAGCTGCGTGAGCAGTTCATTGAGATCACAGAGGCTGCTGGCGACGATCTGGTGCGCGAATTCGGCGGGAGTGGTGCCTGATGGCCAAACAGCGCCAGCTCAAAGACAAACAGTTCCTGGAAGAGCTGCGCGCCTTTGCGGATGAACAGCGCCGCCTGGTAGAGGCGGAGTGCGACGGCTTTGCCACCGACCATGCCGCCCGCGATCAGCGTGCCACGCGTGCGCAGAAGGACTACGAGTTCTTTTGCCGCACCTATTTCCCGCACTACATCAAGGGCGAACCATCGCTGTTTCACCGTTGGTTCTATGACAACGTGCCCGGCATGCTGGACAAGTCGGTAGGGCAGCTTATCGAGGTCTCCGCGCCCCGTGGTGAAGCCAAGTCCACCTTGGGCACCCAGTTGATCACACTGTGGCTGGTGGTCACCGACCGCCAGTGGTTCATCCCTATCGTGATGGACAGCTTTGACCAGGCGGCCACCATGCTGGAGGCTGTGAAGGTGGAGCTGGAGAGTAATCCGCGCTTGGCGATGGACTTCCCCAATTCCTGTGGCCGTGGCCGGGTGTGGAATGCCGGTGTCATCGTCACGGCAAACGGCCGCAAGGTGCAGGCCTTCGGCTCCGGCAAGAAAATGCGCGGCCTGCGCCATGGCCCACACCGCCCCGGCTTTGTGCTGCTGGACGATATTGAGAACGATGAGAACGTGCGCAGCAAAGAGCAGCGCGACAAGACCGAGGCCTGGGTCAAGAAGGTCGTGATGCCTCTGGGGCCGCCCGATGGGTCCATGCACATCCTGTATCTGAACACCATCCTGCACTACGACTCGGTGGCCAACCGCTTCCACCGCAACCCGCTGTGGAAGCGTGTCAAGTTCAAGGCTATCAGCCGCTGGCCGGATCGCATGGACCTGTGGCAGCAGTGGGAAGAGCTATTCATCAACGAAGGCGAGGAAGTGTCCGACGCCTTCTATGCCGAGCGCCGCACGGACATGGATCAGGGCGCACAAGTGAGCTGGCCCACCATGCGCCCGCTGCTCAAGCTGATGAAGATTCGCGCCAGCGATCACCACGCCTTTGACTGTGAGTACCAGAACGACCCCACCAACGACGAAAACGGGTTCTTTCAGAACATGCAGTACTGGGTGCAACCGTGCCGCGACTGGGTGTTCTATGGCGCACACGACCCCAGCCTGGGCAAGAACAACAAGAGCCGCGACCCCAGCGCCTGCCTGGTAGGTGGTTTTGACCGCAACAGCGGCAAGCTAAGTGTGGTGGAGGCCTATGTGGCCCGCATGATCCCGGACCGACAGATCAGCCGGATCATCGAATTCCAGCGCGACTACCGCTGCCTGGTATGGGGCATTGAGTCGGTGCAGTTCCAGGAGTTCTTTCGCCAGGAGCTGGTCAAGCAGTCGGCCAAGGCCGGTGTGCCGGTGCCCGCCGTGCCTCTGATCCCGCACAGCGACAAAGACCTGCGCATTGAATCGCTCAGCCCGCACGTGAACAACGGGCTGATCTTGTTCAACCAGGCACACACCGTTCTCAACAGCCAGGTGCGCCACTGGCCCGAGGCCGATCACGACGATGGCCCTGATGCCCTTCACATGCTCTGGATGCTTGCGCTCACGCGCGCCGGTGGTATCCCAAAAATCCGAACAGGGAAAACACGATGATTCCTCCACTCAAAGGCATGATCCGCAATCTGAACTCTTGGCTTGGCAGGCCGGTGGCCACGCCAGAGACCGACCCGCAGCGCTTCTTCGGCACCATGCTGACGCTGCCCAATCCCGACCCGATCTTGCGGGAAATGGGCCGGGCTGATGCGGTCTATTACTCCATCATGACGGACGCACACGTCATTGGCGAAATCCGGTCCATTCGCGGCTCTTTTCGGTCGCACAAATATCGCCTCGACGTGGGCAAGGACGGCGATAGCAAGTCTGCTGCTGCCATGGAGTTGTGTGCCAGCTGGATGGCAAACCAAGCGCCCAATGCCATCGTGGATTGGCTGGAAGTGATGTGGCAAATGAGCGCCTGCATCTTCACGGGCTACCGCACACATGAATTAGTGTGGGAGTTGGTAGATGGCAAATACCTGCCCACCAGTGTGATTGATCGTCCTGGTCGCCGCTTTCGCTTTGACGTGAATGGCGCGCCGATGTTGCTCTCTAACGGCGCTTGGCAAGGCGCATCGGTGGAGCCATACCAGTTCGTGGTGTCCCGGCATATGCCCACCCATGACAACCCCTACGGTCTGGCGCTGCTATCGAGTTGCTTCTGGCCCTGGACGTTCAAGACCGGTGGCTGGCGCTACTTTGTGAAGTACTGCGAGCGCCATGGCCTGCCTTGGCCCATCGGGCGCTATCCCGCAGGCACCAGTGAGAGCGAGCAGGACGATCTGGCGGACGCGCTGGCCGGAATGATGGAGGCGGGCTATGTCGTCATGCAGGAAGGCAACGGCGTAGAGCTGATGGTGCCCCAGGGCAGCGGCTCCGGAAACCTGCCGCAGCAAAACCTGATCTCGCTGTGCAACCGGGAAATGTCCAAGGCCCTCACCAGCCAGGCCATGATCGGCGAGCAGCTCGACGTGGGTGCACGCGCTGCAGCGGATACGGCCAAAGAGCGCCAGAGCGAGGTGCACGATTCTGACCGTGACATTGCAGCGGCCAGCATGGCGCAGATTTTTAAGTGGATCACGCTGTTCAACTTTGGTGAAGGTGTCGCACCGCCCACATTGGAGTTCTACAAGCAGGAAGCCGCTGGCAAGGCACGGGCCGAGACCTATCAGATCGCGGCCAACATGGGTGCAAAACCCTCCCGCAAGGCGATGCTGGATGAGTTGGACATCCCCGAGGCCGAAGACGACCAGGACGCATTGCTTCCTGCGCTCAAAGGCTTAACACCTAAGACCAGCGCAACACCTGCAGGAGCCCCTTCGCCAGTGGACTTTTCAGCAGTTGCGGGCTTCACGTTCGCTAAAGCCGCTGGCATGACAGAGGACGAAGCCATGCAACTCGCTGCGGATGCGGCTGACCAGACCATTGAAGACAAGATGATCGCACCGGTCTACGCCATGCTGGTGCAGTTTGAGTCCGAGGGAAAAACGCTGGCCGAGTTTCAGGCAGCGTTGCAAGGGCTGGTGGGTGAAATGGATGACGAAGGCCTGCGCGAGGTGATTGACCGTGCGTTGAGCTATTCGATTTTGCGAGGTGCGGCAACGCGGGCCGAATGAACCTCGCACTGAAATTCATCAATGACATTCTCACCGGCATTGACGGCGAGAGCTATGACGTTGGCCGCCTGCTGTGGGTGCTGGCCTTCCTGATCGGCATGGTCTTGGAAATCTATTCTGTCATCACGGGCAACAAGTTCGATTTGCAGGCATATGGCGTGGGCGTGGGCGCTCTGCTGCTGACTGGTGGTGCTGCGCTTGGATTGAAATCCGGGACCGAGCCGGGAGCCAAGAAGTGAGCGCGATCTCCAAATATTTGCGGTCTGCTGGTGGAGATGGGCGGCATGAGTTGGTGTTTTGGTGCCCTGGTTGCAACCGAGCGCATGCAGTGGCAGTGCAACGACCAGCAGATCAACCCGGACCCACATGGGGGTGGAATGGCAACCCCCACAAGCCCACCTACACCCCCAGCATCTTCGTGAAGACAGTGCGCCATGACATGACAGATGCCGATTGGGTCGCTTATGACGCGGCCATGGCACAGGGTGGCGGTAGTGAAGCGGTGTTGAACGACCCGCGTTTCAAATTTTGGTGCCATTCCTTTGTTGTGGATGGCCGTATTCAATTCCTCACCGACAGCAGCCATGCACTGGCAGGCCAAACGGTGGACCTTCCTACTTACCCGAGGGCTGACAACCGTGAGTTCACAAGCAATGCTGACCATAATTAAGGGTGTGATCTTCGACCTACCTGCAGAAGACCAGGAGAAGGTGAAACAGTGCGCCAACCAATTGCGTGATGCGATCAAGGCCGCAGGCCAACATGGCGCAATCGCCTTGGCCCTGGTCGGTATTGAGGCGCAAGTCGAAGACGAAAGAGGCGGCTGACATGAAACGCATCTATATCGCTGGCCCTATGACCGGCCTGCCTGATTTCAACTATCCCGCCTTCAACTCTGCAGCCGAACGTCTGCGTGGCCTGGGCTTTGACGTGGAAAACCCTGCTGAGAATCCGGAACCTCACTGCGGCTCCTGGCTTGGCTACATGCGCATGGCCATTCGGCAGTTGTCCCAGTGCGACGGCGTTGCGCTGCTGCCAGGCTGGCAAGACTCGCGCGGCGCTCGCATTGAGCACCAGCTCGCCCAGCAGCTTGGCCTGATCGTCGTTCCCGAGAGCACTATCCTGCACGGCCCCGAGGTGTGCGATGCCTGACCTGGTGAAACCCTTCGGCGTCCAGTTTGGACAGGCCATCGATTACCTCAAGGGAAAACTGCCCGAGGCCACCATGAAGTGGGACGATCTGGCAGGTCCGGTGCACGGCAAGGTGTTCGCCATCGCTGGTGCCACCAACACCGATCTGGTGGCCGACATTCAAAAGTCACTGGTGGATGCACTGAAGAACGGAACCACCATCACCCAGTTCCGCAAAGACTTTGATGCCACAGTGCAGAAGTACGGATGGACCTACCGTGGCAAGCGTGGGTGGCGCACCAGTGTCATCTTCAACAACAACATGCGCTCGGCTCACATGGCAGGCCGCTGGGAGCAGCTCCAGGCCAACAAGGCGCGCCGCCCCTTCCTGCAATACCGTACAGCCGGGGATGCACGGGTGCGCCCCATGCACCGCATGTGGAATGGCCTGATCTTCCCCATCGACGATGCTTTCTGGCAGACACATTACCCGCCAAACGGCTGGGGCTGCCGCTGCACTGTGCGTGCCTACGGCCAGGCCGATCTGGACGAAGGCAATCTCCAGGTGTCTGAACCCTTCCAGGTCAAAACACGCGAAGTAGTCACGCGTGATGGCGAGATCACGGATCGCGTTCCCGTTGGCATTGATCCAGGCTGGGACCACAACGTGGGGCAGAGCTGGATTGCCCCAGAGCTTGCCTTGGGCCAGAAAATTGCCGCATTGCCCAAGCCATTGCAGGGATTGCTGGCCGATAAAGCGGTTTCACCGGCCTATCAAAAGGTGCTTAACGACAATTTCAAGGCATTTAAAACGGCCATTAAACAGCCCGTTGGCCAGGCACAAATCGTGGGTTTCATGGACAGCGGCATGATCAATGCCATCGCCGAGAAGCTGCCTGAAGTGGAGTTGCAAACCACCAGCGTGTCAGTCTTGGACAGCAAAACAAACCACCTGGCTGGACGCCACAAGGCCAACTCGCCACAGGTCTGGCCCGAGGATTGGGCAAACAACCTGCCCGAGCACTTCAGGAATTACCAGGCGGTTTTATTGGATAAAAAGAGCGGGAATCTGATCGTCGTTCCGCAGGATTCATTTAACACCATGCTTCCCAAGATCGTGCTGCGCCTGAATCAACGGACCAAGATCGGTTTATCGGCGACTGTGGTGTCGCTCGGTGCAGCCGCTGCGGGTGACCTGTCCAATGTGGACGCATACGAGCTGCTGCTCGGTGCGTTGACCAAATAAAAAGCCCACACATGGTGGGCTTGGGTCAGGAAGTGCGCTACGTCTTCGTAATAACGGTGCCAAGGGCATTGCGTCTGGCTGGTGCGTTTCCAGTCCACTGACTTGCCTGAAGTGTAGTCCCGGACCCTGACTTTTGCAATTTCTTGGTATTTTTCCTGCCACACGCCAATCATTTAATCGGCATTTAATGGGCAAATTCCCCCCGATTTTTGGGCAGCTACTGGATCAAAATAAACGTTTCTTGTCGCCACCCTCTAAAACGCCCTAACTTATTGATTCATTTGGAGTTTTCCGTGTTTTTTTGGCCGTTTGTGTGTGGATCAATTCAAACATCTCCCCCCTTGGAATGGCCAGTTCCATGACATGTTTCAATACTCCCTGCTCAGCCAAGACTGGCGCGCGAGTGGAGCCTCTCGGTCAACTGGACCCGCTACGGCTGGTTTGGAGAAATGCTGCTGACCGCTGTCAGCCCATCGCGGAATTTCAGACCCGCAAACCATCGTCCCAATGTAGTTATTGGCTTTGGTTACTCGTCTGATTTGGTGGCTGACCGTACTGTCGCGTAACCGGGCATTTGTGAGCGGCGGGTTACGCGTAGATCAGCGTGTTGCCGGTCAGGAGTCGTTCGCGAACTTTGCGTAGGCTGGAGCAGTTATTCTATTTTTGTGACTTTTTGTCCGCAATGGGTAAGGCTGCCGACATTGGCGAGACACTGGTTTCAGGTACCAATTTGATTGACTTCAGTGGGCGGAAACAATCGCTCGTCCATATCTGCAAGGGGCACTGAATTTAGGGGGACACACGTGCAGTCTGCTCGTGATGCGCAACAAAGCCTTGCAGAATCAGATCGAGACCGAAATCAAATTGGTGCATGCCGTCGTAAGTGCCGTCAATCACCCGCTCAGTTAAAGCCCTCATGTGGGGGT